AGATAACGGAAGCCGAGTTTGTTCAGGCATTATCGGTTCTGGCTGATTCGACTCCAGAGGAAGTACAAGCGGTAATCGAGCAGATTCTTGAAGCGGATTTGTCAAGCGATCAAGCCGAACAGTTAGTTGCCTCAGCCGAGGTATTAACAGCGATCACGGGAACTCAGGCCCAAGAACTATTCGAGCAGATCGAACCTGCGCAACTATCTGAGTCAATGGCAAGCGTTATCGCAGACGCTATGAACAACCCTGATGTTCCTAATGAAGTTAAGGAAGCGTTTGAAGACACGCTGAATATCTTTAGCAATAACGGATTTAGTACTTATGTGCCTTTAGGTTCGAACGTGAATGTGGCGGTGCGGCGCACAATTATTGCAGGCACTACAATCCTTGTGGCTTTACCATCTCCTGCACCTGCGAGGCGTACATGAAACGAATACATGACTACCTGATTGAGAACGCTTGGGTGTGGGCTGGAACGGGCTTGGTGTTGCTTACTTTGTCTGGAACAACTTTGCGTCAGGCTTTATGGATTACCTGTTTGACTGTGCTAGTACACTTTGTGGCAACCATGTTAAGGAAAGGTGACCAAGAATGAAAAAGGCTCAGGATGTCGCAGGAAGAATTGTTGCGTTGTTTCTCACTAATGCGTTGGGTGTAATTACGGGTGCGAGCGTTATTGCGCCAGAGTTAGAGATTTGGAAGGCTGCAGCACTTGCTGGCGCAGTCTCCGTGTTCAAGGTTGTCGAGTCTTTGGCTCGTGCAAGCGTTGATGGGAAACTTACCGCCGATGAGATCGATGCGGCGTTTGGTGCTACACCTAAAAAGATTGCCGCTAAAAAGGTTGCTAAATGAAGCGCCCGTACACCGGAAATAAGGATGGTGCCGCAGCAGGTGAGCATCCGCAACTAACCGCTTTAATGCGTGAACTGTTCAAGGCATATTCGCCTGCGCTCTGGAACAACGGCAGTTGGGGTGTTCGAAGTATGCGTGGCAAGGAATCGCTTTCTGTTCACGCAACTGGTCGTGCCGCCGATATTTCGTGGCGCAATATGGGTGACGGTAAGCGTGGTGTTGCTAAGGGTGGCCGCAAGCACGCTATGGAGGCTATGGACTATTTGATTAAGCACGCTGATGCTTTAGGTATCGAAATGATTATTGATTATTTCCCCGCACCGCACGGGCGTGCATCTAAGTGTGACCGTGATATGGCTTGGCAAAAGTACACAAAGGAGACTGTTCATGGCGCACCCAATGGGGATTGGTTTCATGTTGAAGTGGATGGCAAGAAATCATCTGAGCAGGTTAAGGCTGTTTTTGTACAGAATCCGCCAGCAAAGGTAATCGTTGGTGCATAAATGGATACAGGTACTGCCGCAATAGTTGTCGCCTGTATTACGACACTTGGTGGCATTGTTGTCGGGTTCATGCAATCATTTAAGAAAGAGAGCAAGGAAGCACGAAGGGAAAACCGTGAAGATCACGCAGTTGTTCAGATGCAACTTCGTATGATCTATAAAGGTTTGAACAAAGTGGATGACAAGTTAGAACAACATATTCAAGATCACAGAGAAGGTGAGCATGGGAAAGTTATTGGAGCAGATCGAGGCAACGCCAGTTAATGCGGGCGGGAAACAATCATCAGTTGATCTGGCGATTCAATCAATGCAAGAGGAGGACAGAGACGACTTGGTGTGCGCTTTGCGTAACATCACTATCTCGCCAAGCGTCATCTCGGAAGTGTTGCAAAAGAACGGTTACAAAGTTACACGGCACGCAATCCAGCGTTGGCGAAGTAGGGAAGGTATCTGATGGGCTTAGGCGATCAAATCAATGAGGCGTTAGACGCAGAGAGCAACGGAGAGTTGTTGCGGCTAAGGAAACAGCGTGACACTTACGCCAATCAGAATGTTCGACTTCAAAGCAAACTCGATGAGTTAGAGAAAGCGCTATCTGTTGTTGATCAGGTTGATGGGCTTTCCGTTAAGCCTCCTATTTGGCTTGCACCAGCGAAACCTAAAAGCCATGCGGCGACACTCGTTGTGATGCTTTCCGATACACACTTTGATGAGGTTGTTAATCCAGAGGAGATGGAAGGGTTGAACGCATACAATCGTGAGATTGCGGTTATGCGTTTAGAGAAGTGGACACAAAATGTTATTAAACTTGCTAGGCATTATCTTTCTGGTGTTAATTATGATGGTGTTGTTCTTATTTTAGGTGGCGATATTTTCTCTGGAGATATCCACGAGGAACTTGCCTTAACTAACGAGGACACGATGATTGGCTCACTACTTTTCTGGGCTGAACAGGTCTCTGCGGCAGTCGAACTACTAGCAACAGAGTTCAAAAAATGCCACGTTGTTTCGGTAGTCGGCAACCACGGCCGCACAACTCGGAAGCCTCGAATGAAGCAACGAGTCAAAACAAACTTCGACTGGCTACTTGCCAAGATGGTTGAAAGAAGTTTCACGAAAGACAAACGAGTTTCCTTTACTATTCCGGAATCAGCCGATGCTTTGATTGAGATTTACAATCACGGTCATTTGATTACACACGGCGATCAAGTTTCTGGCGGTGGCGGCATCGGTGGCATCTACCCGCCGATTATGCGGATGCGTGCGAGGAAACACCAGCGCTATATGGTCACAGGAAAGTCGTTTCAAACTCTTTGGCTAGGGCATTGGCATCAATACATTTCGACACCTTCGATGGTGGTTAATGGTTCGATGAAAGGCTTTGACGAGTACGCCCTGTTGATGGGCTTTGGTTTCGAGCAGCCTCAGCAGGCGTTGGCTATTGTCACACCTGAAAGAAATATCACTATTCAAGCGCCAGTATTCTGTGCGGATAGGAAAAAAGAAGGTTGGTGAGTTATGGCAACATTCATAGAGATTGTTTGGCACGATGCGCACGCAGATACAAATACTTGGATTGAGAAAAGCGACATTGACACAAACCCTTGTGTAGTTGTTTCGTGCGGGATTTTGTTGCCAGAAACAAAGCCTGATCACATTGTTCTTTCGCAATCGCTAAATAGTTATGACCAATATGATTGTGTGCTTTCCGTTCCAGTTGCGATGGTTCAGTCAATGCGTGTTCTTGGCAGTGGACAGGATGCAGTCGAACATTTAGCCTGACACTGTTGCGGGGTGTTCTCCTTCTCCGCCTCGTGACACGGGTTGAGTATTCCTGCGGGCGGTTTCCTTGGGGCTTTCGGTTCGCAGGGATGCTCCCCACCCCGAAACCTGCTATTCACGCCTAAAAAGGATTGTGGCAATCGGATAGCGCCGCATCTTAGACTTGACCTATCGGGGAAGTACCCCGAAAGACTCAAGGGAGGGTCAAGATGGAATCAGAAAAGAAGTTCAAGCATCATCTAGTTCGGAAGCATAATCAGATTGGTTCAAAAACAATCAAGGTGTTTAAGTTCAACGACTTCGTTGCCGCTAAAACAATGTGCGATCAGTTGAACGTAAAAGCATCAGAAACAAATCCAGCGTTCCGCTTTGAAGTTGTAACGATTGAGGTGAAGTAATGCACAAATGCGCTTACTGCACATACGCAGAAGGAACAGAGTTTGTTGTTTCCTATATGACGGATAGTGGAAGGGTTACTGGAGATCACTTTGTATGTCAGCCTTGTTTCCCTCTTGTTGAAAAGAACAAGCGTGGGATTATTACCCTAAAAGCAAAAGTTGCTTCTGGGGTTTGCCCAAACTGTGAAGGAAGCGGCAAATACTTTTATTCAGGTGGCGCTATTGGAATTTGTTACCAATGCAACGGAACAGGCAAGGTGAAGTAATGAGCGCCTACACGCTGAAGGTTCGAACCCTGACGAAGTTCGGTGACGAACATAGAGACACCGTGACCTATCAGGCGCAGAATCTACAAGCCGCAATCAAGAAGGCTAAAAGATTTCCGTTCAGCGCATACGGGTACAACAATGTCATACAAATCAAAATAATCAACGAAGGAGAAAAGAAATGAACGCAGTACAGATAGTCAAGGAAGCCATTGAGGAATACGGCAGGCCTGCTTGGGTAGCAAATGTTACCCAGTCGGTAAGAGAGCAGGTTGATAAGGAAACCCTGAGAAGCCTTCTCGAAGGTGCGAAGCAATCTCCCGAATCTTTCAAGGTGAGCGACAAATATGATGCTCTGCTTGACTACGCCGCAGAGAATGTGTTTGAGGAAATCACGACTAAAAAGATGAAGGAACTAACAGGGTTAAGTGGACCAGCGATCAGGAGATGGTTGGAAGGTCACACGGATACTTTCCGCAAGATCAAGAACGGTACTTGGGAGATCAGGGATTCTGCCGCAGATCGCAAAGCAGACAAGGCGCTATAACCCTGTAACACCCCTAAGTAACAATCAACTAAATAACTAACGAAAGAGAGAAGGAATGAAACTAATACCAAAACCAATACACGGAAGCCAAGAGTGGCTACTGACTCGATGGAAGGATGAGAACGGGCAGTGCGTGTTTGGGGCTTCCGATATTCCAGCCTTGATGAACGCAAGCCCATACTCGAACAGGTCAGCACTTTTAGCGGACAAACTTTCAGAGCCAGTTGTTAAACCAACCAATGCGGTATTCGAGCGAGGCAACCTGCTGGAGTCTCCGCTTCTCGTGAACGCTTCACGGGTTCTCGGCACCGAGATCATGACACCGAATGTCGTTTATCGTGACGGGCGTTTGTCGATCAGCCTTGACGGGGTTGATAACGAGAACTCCCCGAACGTGGTTGTTGAAGCAAAGACAACAACGAAATACTCGGTGAGCAGTTCCGATGATCTCCCTGCCGAATGGCTATGGCAAGGATGGGCGCAACAGGCGGTACTTCAAGTGCCTGTCTGGTTCTCCGTTCTTGATCGCCAGATGAACCTTTCAGTTGTCGAACTCCCCGACAATCCTGCGGCGATTGAAGCACTCTCGATTGAAGCGGAGTTCTTTGGCAACATAGTTGATTCCGGTGATCTCTCTGAACTCGATGAAGCGGAGTTGCAAAACTTTTTCGCTGATGACATAGCCCGAATCTGGAAAGCCCAACCTACGAGCATTGAATTACCCTCCGATGCTTGGGATTGGATTAACCAGTTAGAGGAAGCACGGATGCTTTCGAAGCAGGGTGAGGAGTTAGAGAAAAAAGCGAAGGATGCTTTGGCTCAGATGCTTTTGCAGAACGAGTTTGGCACGATTGACGGTCAGCAGGTTCTTTCGTGGAAGTCTCAAGCGGGTCGAGCCTCGTTGGACACGGTGAGGCTTAAAGCCGAACATCCTGAACTGGTAGAGGAATATCAGAAGCAGGGCGCTCCATTCCGTGTAATGCGAATCGTAAAAGCAAAAGCAAAATGAACAAGGACAGATTAGGCGATATAGATGAGTGCGAGTATTGCGGCGCACCAGTTGATGATGATGGGGCTTTTCTAACCCCAACGCCAAATAACGGTCTAGTTTGCCAAACCTGTTTTGAAAACAAACCATGGAAATACTAAACAACAACAAAAAGGAGAAAGAAAAAATGGAACAAGAACTAAACACAAAACTCTTGCGGGCGGTACTCGATGAGTACGCAACGCCAGACCCAAAGATTGTGGGAACAATTCCCCGTAACGGAATCAACCTTGCCTATGTCAGCCACGCAGACATAACAAAAATCCTGATCGAGATTGACCCAAGTTGGAACTGGCAACCTGTCGCTTGGGATAACGGCAGACCAGCAATTACGGTTATGAACGACACCGCAACGATGTGGGCGAGCCTTACACTGCTTGGCAAAACCCTTTTAGGAGTTGGTACCGCTAAAGCAAACAAGCCTGATCTCGACAAAGAACTTGTCGGTGACTTCCTTCGTAATGCGGCGATGCGCTTTGGTATCTCGTTAAGCCTGTGGTCAAAGCAAGATTGGTCTGATCAAGCGGGTGTAGCGAGTTTGCCAAAGGTTCAGGCCGAAAGAGCAGAAGCCGCACAACCTCATGTTTCGAATCATCCAGCAAAGGGTGTTCCGTCTCCAAAGGTTGTCAAGGAATACATAGATGACAATATGCCTTCCTTTGACGAGATTAAGGAAATCTTTGGCGCAACCGAGGTAACGAACATCAAACCAATTCGCCCTGTTGCTGGCTTGTTAAGCGAGAAGCAAAAAGGGTTGATTGAGAAACTTGCGAAGGAAAAGAAATTTGATCTTGCTGGAACTCTCGCAACCGTGTTCGGGAAGTCTGCTGTTGCTGAACTAACAAGCAAGGAAGCGTCAGCGCTTATCAAGCAGTTGATGGAGTCAAAGTGAATATCCCAATCGGTATTAACCAAGCCTATGCGTTAGTAGAGATTTTGCATAACGCAAGGACAGTTGTTCGACTAGACGGTACAGATCGATTGTCGCTTGACCAGTTGCGGCAAGCAATCTCCGCATATGACTCGATAACGAAAGAAACCTATGAAGCGTGACCACTGGAGGGAGGATGCGCTTTGTTTGGATTATCCAACAACGATTTTCTTTCCAGCGAACACCCCATCTGAAACTCGCTTCGATCAAGCGAAAAGCATTTGTAAGCGTTGTACGGTTAAGAAACAATGCTTGAAACTTGCTATGAACTTGCAAGAGGATGATGACAGGTGGGGTGTATTCGGCGGGATGAATCCCATGGAGCGCCGAGTGTTGCGTGACCAGATTAAAAAAGGATTGAAAGATGCGCTGTAAATGCACATTCAAAAAAATATTGAACATAACTATTTGTGAACAAGAGGATGATGATGAGTAGGGTTTTTAATGCAAAGCAATTTCCGGCAGAGGAGTTGCTGAAAATGTTTTCGGATACAACGAGCATTTCAGCGATTGCGGAAGCGGTAGGTGCAGACTTCCATACGGTATATAAATGGAAAAATAAAAATATCCATATCAACCAGTGGTATGCGGACAAGTATGCAGTTCGTTTAGGGCTTCACCCTTCAGCGATTTGGCATGACTGGTTTAGTTTGGAAAGAATCTCATGACTGATGAACGCAAAGGCGAGTGTCAAGGGAACCAAGAGAAGTGCAATATTGAAGGTTGCCCGAAGTTCGGCACGCTTGGTGTTTCAGGCCGTGACGGGAAGCGCCGCATCAAGGGATGTAATGACCCTGCGGCACGAGGGAAGCGCTCACGGAAAAAGGGTCTGAACAAACAGCGAACTGCTCGAAAGCGTTTGGGTGTGGCACCTTCGCATAAGTTCGGTGACGGGAATGAGGAACGCTGGAACGATGCCTTGTTTGCTAACGAGGTAAAAGCGGGGAAGCAGATTCAGCCTGCGGTGAACGCTTGGGTGCGTATCGAAGCACAGGTGAAGTCTAACGAAGCCGATTTTGGTTCCCGTAGGAAGCCTGCTAGGGCTGTTCTAATGCCCGATGACTGGGGCAAGGAGGGTTTAGTAATGATGCGGCTCTCTGCGTGGGAGGAACTCGTTATGCCTGCGATGAAGGCATATTACGAAGGCACCGATGAGTAAGCCTTTCGATCAGACTCTTTACGATGCAGATGACTCCGCAAAACACCTAGTGATTAGGTGGCTTCGATCTAAGAATGTAGATGCGTTTGTTAATCCCGATGAATACGGCATTGATCTACTCGGCAAATATAAGGGAGTTGATTATGCGTTCGAGGTAGAGGTCAAACACAACTGGCGAGGATTTGATTTCCCGTTTCAAACAATTCACTACTCTGCGAGGAAGCGAAAGTTTGTTTTGCCTGACTACAAAACCTTTTTCGTAACGCTTAATCACGAAAGAACACGCCTTCTGCTTGTAGGTCACAACGATTTTATGGCAGGCAAACTTGTGAACAAACACACAATTTATACAACTTCAGAATGGTTTGTGGAAATCCCGATTCACAGAGTTATATTCAGGGAGATTCTTGAGGAGGAATTATGACACCAGCGCAGATCGAAGGGATGATTGACCGCATTTGCGGCCTGTTCCCGACTACGCAGATAGGGCGGAATACGGTCAAGAACGCTTGGACAAAAGATGACTTCCTGCTTGACGCAACTGTAGAGGAAGCACGGCTTGTAACAGATTGGATTAAAGACAACTGCGAAAAGTTCCCTGCATCGCTTAAGGAAACAAAAAAGATTTTCAACCTCGTGCGTAGTAAAGGAAACAAAACAACAACTCCTGAGAAGGATTGCGAGATTTGTTTTGGTACCCTCTGGGATTCTGGAGAGCGCTATGAGGATGGGAAAAGAATCAGCGAACCCTTCACGACTGTTTATAGAGAGCATTTGTATTCGGTAGTTAAGCCTTGCTCGAATTGTCGAGGCGAGGGTTGGGTGCCACCAAGTTTTAACCAGTAACAAAATCACAATCGGCTAGTCGCATGACCTGCACCCTTCGCACGGTGTTTGGTAACACACGGAAAGCGTGGGTAGATCATCTATGTATTAGATGAGGCGCAGCGTAATAAAAGAATTAGGGAGTTGGTGTGAGGCAAACCAACGGGAGGGCATTAAATCTCTGTCTCTGTACGGGTAACAAACAAATATATATATCAACTTGAACAGTGGTATCCTTAAGACACACGCCGCATCAAGGCGAACTACCAGCGCAGATGTTGCGCCGAGACGCTCAGGAGAGCCACAGCAATAAAAAAACAAACTTGAGTTCTACATATCCATATCCAAAATTAGAGGAGGCGAAAGTGATTCGAAAGTTTATGAAAAAAGTTTTAGCGTCAGTGTTTGCAATATCTACTTTTCTTGGAGGTGTCGCTTATGCGAGGTCTGTTCCAGATCAAGAGGTTTCGCAAAGGAAGATTGCCTATGTCGCTGATCGACTTGTTCGTGATGCGGCGCTTCCAATTCCGGAATGGGTGAAGTGCAAAGAGTATTGGCAGATGCTTAATGACATTGGTTTTGAAGGCGCTGATTTGAAAAAAGCGGATTCAATAATGTTTCGTGAGTCACGCTGTTTCGCTCAGGCCCATAACTCTGATGACCCAACAACGATTAACAGGGTGAAAGGTTCTTTAGGTTTGTTCCAGATCAACTTGTTTTGGATCTCGAAAACAACCGCATATCCTGAAGGCTTTTTACAAACAGTTTTGAATAGGAACATCAAACCAAAACACTTGTTCAATCCTGAGTTAAATATCGTTGCGACTAAAGCGATTTTCGATTACAACCAGAGTCTCGGCGGGTGCGGCTGGACTGCTTGGCGGGGTTGCTAGTTTCTAGGCTTTCAACGGGAAACACCTGCCTATAAAGGCTTAAAAAAGGTTGTGGCAATTCGATCTCCCGCATCCTAGATTTGAATCATCGAGGAAGTTCCTCGGTAAGACTCAAGGGAGAATCAAATGAAAGTAGCGGAGACATACACCGACAAGTTCGGAAACATCGTTTGCTCAGATCATATGGATGCGAGCGTTATGAATAAGAACAACGAATGCACAGAGTGTCTAGACGATATCCAACAGTGCGAAATCCTCGCACGCTAATAAAAAAAAAACAAAAGACTCAAGGGAGGGTCTAAATGTCAAAGAGGGTTACTTGTAAGAGGTGCGGCAGAAACGATTTAGTCTGGCGGGAATCAAAGTCAGGCAAGTGGTACCTCACCTATGACGAGGGTGTAGCAATCGCTGGTGAAACTGGAAGGCACATCAAGACTATTCATCCAGCGCACGAGTGCCTAGTTCGAGATGGTGAACTAACCGAGAAGCGTGCTGATCTGATCTTGCGTGGAACGATTACCACGACTGACGAGGAACTAGCAGAAGCACAAGCGATGGAGAACGCAGCAATAGATGCCTTCGAGGCAAAGCATGGTTACAGACCATTGAGTTGGGCTTGGTAGGAGGCACTAATGGCTACGCACGATGAAAAAGCATATTTGCATTGTCGCATTAACCTCGTAATGGAGTTGTTGTTAGAGATTGTTAAAGAGATGGAAAAGTGGGAAACAGAAACAGATCACACTCAGGGAGAATCAAATGACTAAGACAAATAAAGAAATAGCAGAAATACTTGTAATGATGCGGAGGCTCTGGGATACAGCAGAGTCATTCGCTCTAGCAATCGGGATGGATGAAACTGATGCGGCAAAGTTCGCCGCAAGAGAGTTAGACCGAATCGTTGAACAATCGAAGGGAGAAACAAAATGAAAACAGTTATTGGAACAACCGTCAAGGAATTACGCCCTATGACGGAAGCAGAGATGAAAGAGGAAGGTTGGACTGATCACAGGAACGAAGTTCTCGTGATGGTTCTTTCTAATGGAATGAAACTTTACCCATCACGGGATTACGAAGGCAACGGTGGTGGTGTCTGGTTCGGAAAAGACAAAGATGGAGCGTTTGCACTATGAGCAAAATAATCGCAGGCAAAGAATGGGCAAAGATTTATTACGAAGGTGGGCAGAAGTACCGCATCACGGTACGGGCGGAGTTAATCCACCTCGAAGGAAACCCGAAACCATATTTCAGCATTGGCGGGGAGATTCACAGACTTGCCAAGAACGGCAGAAAGGTTTTCGAGTCTGGCGGATGTATCCACGAGGAAGTTCTGCGGCACTTCCCTCACCTAAAGCCTTTAGTGGATATCCACCTGTCAGATGATGACGGGGTGCCGATGCACGCCAGTAGCAACGCAGGGTATTGGGCGGGCTTTACGAAATATCAAACAAGGAATCTCGAACAACTCGCCCGTCACCTGCGGGTCAGCATCGAGGAGGCAGGCAATCTGGTGAAGTTCATAGAGGATTTCTATGGAGAGTTTGACTCAATAACAACACCCGATAGAGCGTGGGAACACACCTTTGATGACGAAGGTCTAACCGAGAAGTGGAAAAAGGAAGCAAACGAAGCCCTAGCAATACTCAGCCCAGTCTTTCAGGAGGTAACGAAATGAACGAGGAAGTCAAAAACAAGAGTTTCGAACACATCGAAATCATCACCACCCCGAACACCAAACTATTCGAGGTGCGGCTTATCGTCTCAATGGACACATACGGGGATGACGATGACACAGGAAGCGCCTTGGAATGGCTCCATAACCTGCTTCATCTAGCGTCAGAGGGTGAGGACATTAAAGCGGGCGCATCAGCCTTTATGATGTCAATGCTTTCGGTAGGAGAAACCCAAGTTCATATGTGCAAGATTGAGCAGGTACGAGGATGACCGATGTGACTGACTTTCAGGCCGCATTGATCTTGTTCGGCTCGCTTTATATGTTCCTCTGCGGTTTCTATTTCGGCAAAATATCTGGAAGGCAAAAGGAACGGGAACACCAATTTCGGGTTACCAAGACAAATTATGATTTAGCAAACCAGAGGCGCAGGGGAGGAAGTCCACAACGCTAGGTATGCTGTAACTTCCCTGCGGTGGCTCGCCACTTGCCTTTATTCTCACTCCCTTGAGCAGGCAACTACTTCGAAAGTAGCGCAGGGGATTTTTTGTGATATGAGGAGATTATGACAATTAAAGATATTGAGAGCGCCATTCACTTTTTACGAAAGATCAGTGTTGGGCAGATGGAAGTGGACAGACTTGTTTCCACTGTGGAAGCATTAGAAGCAGAGTTGGAACGAAGGAGAAAGAAAAAATGAGCGAGGACATGAAAGCCGAACTGCAGCATTGGCAGGCACGAACAGACGAGATGCAGGTTGCATTAGATCGTGTTCGTGAGGAACGGGATGAGGCACGCAATAAGGCTTTGCTACTTGAATCAACTAACCAGTTATTGATCAGCGAAGTTAAGCAGTTGCGCTCGATGATCGAGCGTGTTCAGGTTGCTATGTCGCAAGGTCAAGAACTCTAGTGATTCAGTTGCTATGCCATAAGTGCAACGCATTAGTAAGCGCTGACCCTATCTATGTGATGGGATGTTTATGTGACCCTGATGCGCCGACTTGGATTGCGTTACAACCAAACGGAAAACTAATCACAATGAGCCATTCTGAATACACGATTAAGGAAACAGCATGATCAACCCAGAACTCGAACACCTTGCAGTAGAAATTGACTCGCTAATCCCGCACCCACGAAATGTTCGCCAAGGCGATGTAGGCGCAATCTGTGAAAGCCTTAAAGCACACGGGCAGTATCGCCCGATTGTGTTCCAGAAGGGAACAAACCTAATCATCGCAGGCAACCACACTTGGAAGGCGGCAAAGTCTCTTGGTTGGGCCGAAATTGCGGCAACCCCGTTTGTCTGTTCCGATGACGAGGCGTTACGAATCCTTCTTGCAGATAACAAGGCAAGTGATCTAGCGACATATGACAATGATCAGTTAGAGGAACTGTTGCGTGAACTCGCTGAAACAGATAAGTCATTAGAGGGAACTTTGTTTGATGGTGACTATCTCGATCAACTAATCAACGACAACGACACGCCACTGATCGAGGATTTCCCAAAGTTTGACGAGGGAATAAACACAGAACACAAATGCCCTAAGTGCGGCTACGAGTGGAGTGGCAAACAAAGTTAATCGCTATGAACAAACCTGAATATCAGATACCGACAATCAAAGAGATTGAAAAGATCAAAGGCACTAACGGATTAAATGTTGCTTCGTTCTTTTCTGGTTGCGGCGGTTCGTGTTTAGGTTTTGAAATGGCTGGCTACAAAATCGTCAGCGCATCAGAGTTCGTAGAGGAAGCACAGAACACTTATCGGTTGAACCATAAAGGAACGCCGATTGACACTAGAGATATTCGTGATGTTACCGCTAAGGATGTTTTTGAATTAGCGGGAACAGACCAGATCGATGTGATGGAGGGTTCACCACCGTGCGCTTCGTTCTCTACCGCAGGCAAAAGGGAAAAGGGTTGGGGTCAGGTCAATAGTTATTCGGACACGGAACAAAGATCAGATGACCTGTTCTTAGAGTTCGCAAGAGTTCTCGCTGATGTGCAACCGAAAGTCTTTGTTGCCGAGAATGTTAAAGGCTTAGTGATTGGCTCTGCGAAAGGATATTTCAAACTAATCCTTGAAAGACTTAAGAGATGCGGCTATCAGGTAGAGGCGAGAGTTCTTGACGCTTCATATCTTGGTGTGCCGCAGGCAAGGCAGAGAGTTATCTTTGTTGGCGTTAGGAACGATTTGAATATGCCTCCCGTATTCCCGAAACCTTTTGCCTACCGTTACAACCTCTCTGAAGTAATCGGAAGCAACCCATCTTTCATAGATGAGGAGACAGGCAAAGACTTATCGTTTGAGAAGTATGCGATTTATAACGAATGGCTAAAACTTCATAACGGGCAATCATCAGATAAATACTTCCAACTTGTTAGACCGTTTAAGAATCGCCCTGTGCCAACGCTTACTGCTGGAGGCGGGAATGTCGGCAGCGCTTCGATCACACACCCCGACTATCCAAGGAAGTTCAACCTGCAAGAACTGCGACTGCTCTCAGGTTTCTCTGCAGACTTCGAACTCACCGGAACTTATGAACAAAGATATGAACGGATTGGGCGAGCAGTACCGCCTCTTATGATGAAAGCAATAGCCGAATCAATACACAGAGGAATCTTTAATGGAAATCCCGACTGACTGGACATTTAGGAACAAGGGAGTTGCTAAAGCCTTCGACAACCATGTGCGGGAATCGTTGCCTTGGTATGACTTGGTATCAGGCGCAGTAGCGCATACCGTTAGGCATTACCTACCAGAGAACGGGCTGATGTATGACATAGGCGCTTCGACAGGGAACATAGGCAAACTTATAGACGAATCGCTAACCGCACGCAAGGTGAGCCTGATCTCGATTGAGAGCGCCGCAGAGATGGCAGAACACTTCGAGGCTCAAGGAATCTTAGAGATCGCAGACTGTGTTACCTACGACTACAAACCCTTTGATGTAGCAACCATATTCCTTGTTCTAATGTTCCTAACCATCGAGCAACGACAGACTCTTATTGAAAGCCTTATGGACAAATGCCGTAAGGGTGGCGCAATCATAATCGTGGACAAGATAGAAACCAAAGCCAACTACATAGGAACTATCAACCGCAGACTAACCCTCGCAGGCAAAGTCGCTACAGGTGTAAGCCCTGAGCAGATCATCGCCAAGGAACTATCACTTGCAGGAATACAAAGACCATTAAAGGAAACCGAACTACCAAAGAGCGCTGAACCATTCTTCAGGTTCGGAGAGTTCGCAGGATGGATAATCGAGAAGCACTAATGCCAATCAGCCAACCATGCCTCAACTGTAGGGAACTAACCACAAATGGCCCACGATGCAGACAATGCCAAACGGTATATAACCGACTACATCCCAAACCAGACCGCCCGCACTACGCAGGCTCATACAAGCGCAGAGCAAAGATTGTTAGAGAGACAGCAACCAACTGTTGGATATGCGGCGAAGGCAACCGAGGAACATCAGACCCATGGACAGCAGACCACCTAATACCCGCAGACCCGAACTCACCTCTAGCCGCAGCACACCGCTCATGTAACTCCAGACGCCAAAACAAGCCCATCAACCCCAACTAAAGCCCTGCCACACGCATTAGGAAGCCATTAGAGCCTGTCAAACACAAACACCCTCTACACACACCCAACACACCCACACCCACCCCCGTACACCCATTTTTTCTAAGTAGCAGTCACGAACTACCCCTGTGC